GTTTCCCAGTCACGATCATCGGGGGTGACTGCCGGTACTGGCTGGCTAGATCGCTGAACCTCCAGCGCCTTCAGGTAAGCATCTTGATTTGAAAGCCTAACGTCAGAGGGAACGATAACCGTCTCGCCATTAATAATTACATCGTACTCATATGCCATTATGGAACAATCCTTTCTGTTACTTGTGTAGATCCGCTGCGCATTGCGCTAAGGGCTTGAGATGCTGCGTATTTTTTAGCCTCGGCTTTATCCACTAAAACTCTGAGCTCATCTCTCGCCTCTCTCATAGCCGCAATATAATCATCGTCACTTAACGTAAAGGCCGCTAATCGGTCAATTGCCGCTTGGGCAGCCGCACCTTCTCTTTCAGTAATCTGTCCACCGCCTTTCAACTGCTCAAATGCTCGCAAAAACGATTTTGCAGATAAATTTTTGGCAATGGATTCACCAAGCACCTGATTAGGCGTGACAGCAGGCAACCTGCCCTGTATTGGCCCAACGTAGGCTTTAACTGCGGCAAGGCTTTGCGGGTCATCTAAGATGCGATTTATAGCGTCAAATTGATTTCCTAACACATCAACAGTCTTCTGAGCGCTTCGCTCATCATCAATGAGGTTTTCAATTTCTACAGCCCCAAACTTTTTCTCGCCTGCTACTGCACCAACATTTTTAGGGATGCTGCCTACAATTACGCCCTGATCATTCATCAACCCAGTTGAGGTTCCCATATCCACTTCGGTTAAGCCTGCTGAGACCGTTGCACCTTCTGGCAAATTAATTGGCTTTATGTTTCCGTAATTAGACGTTACATAGGGTATTACTTGGCCCCCTTCAGTATAGGTTCGCACAGTAGTACCAAAGGTTTCAGCGCCCTTTTGCCCTGCAATTGGCTTAATCTCGCCAGTAACAGTATTTACTGAGTACAAACTTTCGTCAATGAAGCCTTCCCGTCCTTTTTCTGCAAGTTGAGCGCCTGTCATTGTCACAAAGGTATCTTTGGGAGCTCGCAACGTAGATGTAACGTATGCTTGATAAATAGCGCTTGCGTTATCTGGGTTTGCCTCAATCATATCCGCCACTTGCCGGGCTGTCGGATCATCAGATCGTCGCAGCGCCTCTACGGTCTGATTAGCTTGATTCCTCACAGTTCGCAGAGCCATCAGGTCACTAGCACGCTTCTGTAGCTGCGCATTAGGGTTTAGGGTCATCTGGTTAAATGCAGCAGCCAAGCCAGCCATAGTGGCCGGGTCCTTTAGGCCGGTTCTTATCCGGTCCATCATTCCCGGCTTCTCAGCAGGGGGCGGGGGAGGAATTACAGGCTGGGTTGTCATCATAGGCTGTGGAGCACTTACAGCCCCTGATCCCATAGGGGATTGACCGCCAACATTGATCCCCTGCATTAGACCTTCTGCAGATACCGGGACAGAGTTCTGAGCATTTTGAGCACGCTTCTGTCTTTCAAGCGCAATCATTGTCTCTACATCGAAAATACCGTTAGCCATTAGTGCCTCACATTCTACCCATTGATCGGGCTCTTTTGATTAGTTCCATCAGGCCCATATTATTACCAGCGGCAGTCAAAGCCTGAACCTGTGGGTCCTGTATTGCTGGCCGTCCCGACCCTCGCAGAAGCTCTAGCGATGGAACGTCTGTAATCCCAAGACCGGGCATGGCTGCCATGTTGGCGTTAAACTTGTCCAAGTCAAAGCTCATCCCACCTTGACCCATGTTCTCCTGCACAGCACGCAGCCCTTCCGGGGACGTTGCCAGATCATTTATGGTGGATGCAATGTTGTCTATGCCGCCACCGGGGGTGGTGTTAGACATTGTTGCGTTGATCTCTAGGTTTTCGATAGGTGCTGCAGGATTCATTCCAGACATTGCAGCCGGGTCTATCATATTGCCGCTTTCCATGATCTTGCGCAGCATATCTTCTTTGGTCATATTCATTATTGAAACGCTCCATATGCGCTTGCACCTAGTGATAGGTAGTCAAACAGACCGGGCTGGCTGGTAGTGGTTTGCGACTGCGGTATTGGAGACGATCCCAGCGCGTTAGACACATATGAGATGGTTGATGCTGGTGCTCCGGTATACCCGGCAAATTGTCCTTTCGCCGCATCAATTAGCTGCTGATTCATCAGTTGCTGGATGTTGCCCTGATTCATTAAGTTCTCATTAACGATTTGACCCATACCAAAGCCAAGGTTGCCAATGTCAGCAAACGTCTTGGCGCCAGCCAACTGCAAGCCTGCCGCATCAAAACCAGCACCCTGATTTGCTAGGTCCGCCTTCATGGTGTTAGCAATATCTGCCAAAGCCATCGTTTGGGCGTTTTCAAACCCACCACTGCGCAACGCTCCGACTGTGGAGCCTAGCTTATCGTAAAAACTGCGGTTTGATTCTGACTCGGCAATACCGTGACGCGACCCACCAAACGCACCTGCTGCTCCCATTTGGGCGCCTGTTAGCATTTGCTGTTGCGTGAGAGCCCTTTGCATATCCTCCATGGTCTGATTGACCACCTGATTCTCAAAGGGGTTGGTATATGCACTTAAATCTGTGCCTGCCACCGTGCCAGCACTGATCATCTCTGGAGTATAGTTTCCTGCTGCCGCTGCTCCTGCCATGCCGCCTGTAATCCCAGACATAGCAAGCTCATTTATGTTGGCCCCGGCTGCTGGAGCTGGAATAGCACCTGTAGCTGCTGGAGCTGGAATAGCACCTGTAGCTGCTGGAGGTACTGTAGCCCCCGGGGTTGCTGCGGCACCCGGAGCTGGAGCTGCTGGATTTGCTAAAGCAGGCACAGCAGGCCTGAAGGTCGGCATATTACCGCCCGGCATCGGTGCCAGTGTAGTTGATGAAGTTGCATATGGATTTGCGCTGCCAGCGCCTCCACCTTGATTCGCTGCGTAACCCATTAGCTGAACCTCCCGCCATTAAGTGGTGGCCTGCCAGTAGCAGCCGAGTTAGTAGCTCCCGGCACTGGGTTGCCAAATAGAGAATCATATATTGCCTGCTGCTCTGGATTTCGAGCCGCCAGCTCTTTCTGAGCAGCCTCAAACATTGGAAAGGATGAGTACCCCATCATTCCGCCACCAAAATCCGTAGGCGTAGGCATACCCTCCGCTGCTGAAGCTGGTGCTCCTAAGCCAAAAGCGCTGGCCGCATCTATTGTGTTTTGCATTGCTCCCAACTGGGTTGCGTTTAACGCCGCAAGGTCTGGGCCCATGTATGGTTGATACCCAATCTGCTGAGCAGTCTCTGCCCGTAATAGGTTTCTGATTGTGGGCTCTTTTGCCCAATCTGGAATGCTTGCTTCTGTTGTTTGGCTTCCGCCTTTGCCACCACTCATCTTATAGCTCCTTAGCTAATGTGGTGAACGACTCAGTCCACCCTTCGTTTTTTAAGACTCTAGACCAGCCTTTGCGGCCAGCTATCGACATTCCGTCACAGCCCTGCGCCTTTGCAAAATGCGCTGCTGAGTCATTCATATCTACTATCTGATCCATCTCGCCCCCGGCCAAAAAAACGTGGAATATTTTTTTTCTCGGAAACACAATAATTTCTGTAATTGCGCAGCCTTTTTCAGCAGGCCAAAACTGGTATCTCAAGGAGTGAATGCCTTCAACAATGTCGCTCCACTCATGTGTGCCTCCAGAATACTCTAGGGCGGCCTCAATCCAATCCTTACAGCGTTCCAGCTCTTCATTGATACTTGCGGCCATTCTTTAATCCTGTGTCTTATATGGGCTGATTATACCATTATTGGCGTGATCGCGTGATACTGATTCTAGCCGCCTCAGACGCTGGTGCAAAAGCAGTTGCAGCAGAGGCATCGAGCCAAAGGGCAACGTCATCCACCGCGTAGTTAAACTGTATGTAATCGCCTGCGTTCAAGCTTATCTGGTCTGTTACGGCAAGCAGGGCAAAGGCGTTATTGTTGTGCACTGTCAGGCGCTCAGAGTGGTCTACGTTGCTGCCATTTACGGATAGCCAGTAGTACACCGTTTTGCTGGCTGCGCTGCTGCTTTTAATCTGTATGTGCCCGGTAATGCTATAAACCCCAGCCTCAACAAAGTCTATCCGGGTGTTATCGGATGCGTTAACAGAGATGCCTCCATTGGTGGTGCTGGAGTTAAATGGTATCTGGTACGCAGTGTTGGCAGCGGTAGCAACTTGGCTAGTAGTGCAGGCTATCTCTCCATACCCGTCAGCTAAGACAATTTGGCGCCACTGATTGTCTTTTGATATTACCGGGTAACCTGTCCTGTCCCAGAGCAGCACACCGTCCTCGTCTGCAGAATCACCAGCCACATAAAACGCCAGCTTTGACTTTGTGCGCACCAAGAAATCATTGAGCCTCTCAGCCCATCGTCGATACTCAGTCCTACCCGCTGCGGGTGGTCTTTCAGATAGACTCATCTTTCTCCACCGGGGGTGACATTGATTCGCATGGTTCCGGCTTTCCAGTCGTTGAGCTCCACGCCAGTAATCCGCATCCTGACCTGCCTACCTTGGAACCTGACTCCTGTTGGATTTAACATGGTAAACGGACCATAGCTAAACTCCTCCGAGGTTGGATAGAATCTGGTTTTAAAAGTCAGCGTAATGTCACCCAGATTGCTTTCATCCGGGATGATCTCGTTTACCTTCATTATCTGTTCGCCATTGCCAATAGATACTGGTCCACTTTCAACAAACGGCAAAGTAGAGTCATGGTCATAATTGATTTCTTGATTGTAAACGTCACCGTTTGGGGCAAACCAGATAGGGTTAGTAAACACGCCAATATCAATTGCAGCAGTACGGGATAGCGTACCTATGTTCCAGTGCTTTTCTTTGTAATCGTAGATCACATAACGGTCATTTTCGTTTGACCCGCCGCTGGGATAGAACCACCAAAGCTCATTAAACTGGCTGTTATCGACACAGGTTACCTTAGACTGCTCCGCCTTGTTTATGTCCTTAAATACATAGTCATGCACATCACAGGGCATCTCGACAACTGCAGAGCCGTTGTAGGCGAAAAACCCGTTGTAGCCCATCCAGAAGGCTCCCTCGTCAATTGCAATAGCGCAACGCCGGGAGATAGCTCCACAGGCTGTACCTACACGCTCAAAACCGTAAACCACTGGAGGGCCGCTATATGCAGCCACATGGGCGTCTGTGGTGGTCAGGATCAGCGTCCTGCCGCGAGTATTGATGCCTAGCTGTATCTCTCCAGAGGTCTGCAGCTCTAGGTCACCAGCCTGATTTAATGCTGTAGGGGTCCAGTCGTTATTATCCTCCCTGTCACACCACTGCACCTTCCGGGGATTGCCTCCTGCAGCTAATGCAAACAAGAAGCGGTCCTCTGTAACAATAATTCCGTTGTTCCCGGTGGGCGCGTTAGACAGCACTGCAGCCTTATTGGAAGGGTTTAGTGTCCACTGGTAGATCTTGCCGTCACTGTTAGCGCAAGCCACTAGGTACTCGCCCCAGTTGTCTACGGACCACGTTGTAGCCTCTGCTCCAATGCTGTTGCTGGGACGTTCCACACCAAATAAGCCAAGGCCAAAGTAGTATCCGCCAAAGCCAATGTTTGGATCAGAGTCAATGGTGCCAATGGTGTAGCCCACTGGCGTGATGTCTGTTGCTACGCCCACACCGGATATGTGCCAGAGCTTGTTGTAAGTGCCTGCCGCAATGTGAGGGTTAGCGCTGTTATCAATCCACGCTGTTGCACCACGCGCAGGAGCGCCCAGAGTAATATCTGTCGGGCTCGCGCTGTTGACAATGTTCTGTCGTTTCTGCCACCCACCAATAGGACGGATAGCGTTATTTTCCCAGCGAATGAAGTTAGCATCACGCCAGCGATTGGCAGACTCTAGGTCAGTGCCGTGACGATAAACGCCTGCCGGGATCTGTAGGCTAATAAGCGGCATTCTTACTTCCTCATGTTCATTAGTTTGCTTGCGCCCTTGATGCCAAAACTGGCACTAATCGCTACAAACAAAAGATACTGATACCATTCTGGCAAATCATTCAGTGCAGCAAACGCTTGCTCAACTCTATGTATTACCGACATATCATTTACCACTATGGCATACCCAATCATGAAGATGGGCACTGCTAATACAATAGTCCAAAACTCGTCCTTCCAGCTATTGCCAGAAGCATCAGCCATCTTGGCCTCCCAGTCAGCATCATTCTGGATGACGTTCATCTTAGCTTCGTGCTTGGCCTTAGATTGCTCTGCCTTGTTCTTTAAAAAGCCGCCAGCAAGGTCTGCAATAGGTCCAATCAATAGATTTAGCATTACAGTATGCCTTTCTCGATTAAAAATAACCCAATGATTAAAGGATAAATGCCCCACAGCATCATTTCGCTTTTCTTGAATCGCTCAGAGCCATCATCCAGCCGCTTCTCGATGTTCTGGTATCTGATCGCGCATTCTTTCTCGTGTCCTTCTAAGCGAATTAACGCTTCCTTAACCGTTGCCATTCATGGCTCCTAATATTAGTGCAAATACAACGTAAACAGCATAGCCAAGCACAGCTATCCCAGTAATCTGAACGCTATTCCAGAATAACGCCTTGCGCTTGCGTTCTTGCAGGTAAATCGTTTTTTCCCTCTGGGCAGCAATAGACCTGCGGAGATCCACGAGTTCTTGATAGCCATCCTTGCCATACTGATACATCAACAGTTCCCTGAGTTCCCGCTCCATCTGCTGTGTGCGCT